GTTGCCTTTGATGAAACATAAACCTGAGAATTGTGTTGTATGGGGTGAGAGGGATGATGTGGATACATTTTATGCAGCATGTGACCTTTTCTATTTTTCATCGGTTTTAGAATTAAATCCATTATCAGTTAAAGAAGCATTATCTTTTAAGATGCCTTGTTTATTCAGAAAGTTAGCAACTTATTTGGATACATATGATAGTAATTCATTAGTACAATATATCAACGATGATGTAAAACTAACCAAACGATATATTTTAGAAAAACTTCAACCCGATTTCAATGAAATACCAGGTTGGTTTGCATATGAAGAATTATATGATAAAATGGTAGAGGTTGCAAATGATAATTGTGTATTCGTTGAGGTTGGTGCTTGGTTTGGTAAATCTACAAATCATTTGGCAAAAAAGATTAGAGAATCTAAAAAAAATATACACTTTACAACGGTAGATACTTGGAAAGGTACTGATGATGAGGATATACATCAAACAATAGTTGGTTCATTTTCTGGCGATATATTTTATGAATTTATAGATAATACAATCTATTCTAATAATTACGGACAAATTGAAACTATAAAAGATACATCAAGAAACGCAGCTAATAACTTTGCAAATAATAGTATTGATTATATAATGTTAGATGCAGGACATAGTTATGATGCATTAAAAGATGATTTGAATGTTTGGTATAATAAAGTAAAACCTGGTGGAATTGTTAGTGGTGATGATTATGGAGTATTCTATGGTGTAACACAAGCAGCAGATGAATTTTTCTATGGACAGTTTGAAAAAGGATTTCGTTCATTTATTAGAAAAAAACCACGTATTCAAGTAAGACATTTATTAACTAAGCCAGATGATGTTAGAGAAAGAGTTAGTATGGCATCTATAAAGCAATTGGCTAAATATGGTATTGATTATTTCCCAATGGTTAATACTCCATACGATAAATTGCCACCTGCGGAATTTTGTAAAAGACCGGAACATATATCAGATAAGCCTGGCAATTTTGGAAATGGATTAGGTCCATTAACAGGTAGGCATTATGGTTGTTTTGAGGCTCATAGAAAAGCATTAGAAACGATGAGTGATGAGTATGATTACACTTTAATATTTGAGGCAGATGCATTCATCTACACTGGTTTGGAAGAATTTGTTGAGTTGGTAAATAGAGCATGTTTTATAACCGAAAGAGATGATGTGTATTATATTGGATTAGCAAACAATGGTTCTAGAAATAAAGAGCATGTTGATGATTTATTTTCAAAAACAGCTGCTAACCAAGACTTAGCACATGCATACCTAATACCAAATCGTACAAAGCAATGGTGGGTTGATAGATTCAATGATACCCCTTGGGAAGGGTTTGATATTTGGTTGACTGATGTATTTTATAAAGAACCAAAATTAAGATATACAACAAATAAAATATACTGTAAACAATCGGAGGGATTCTCTCTAATAGACCAAACTATTAAAACTTGGAGTTAATGATATACGATAATTTAATTAAAAATACTAATACTATAAGAGAAGTACAAAATAAAGTACATTTTCATTTTGTTAAAGGACCTTTTGTTGAAATAAAAGGAAGTAAATCCGCTGACTATAAAATACAATTTATAGACAATAAAACAGGTAAAATACATTTTACATCTAACATAAAAAATAATTGTTGGTGTAGATGTAGTATTGAATATTTTGTTGAATGGAAAATTGTAATTTATGAAAACGATAAATTATGGTATGAAAGCATATATAATGCATCCGATAAAAGGGTATATATAGCATTTGATTCTCGAGCATTAGGTGATTCATTAGCATGGTTTCCTTATGTTGATGAGTTTCGTAAAAAACATAATTGTAAAGTAATAACTTCTACTTTTATGAATGATATGTTTATAGGGCAGTATCCTGATATTGAATTTGTAACTCCTGGTTCGAGTGTAACTGATTTATATGCTATGTATTCGGTTGGTTTATTTTATAATGAAGATAGTACTATCAATGGATTGAAGAACCCAAATAATTTTAGAGAGCAAACTATGCAGAAAATGTGTTCTGATATTTTGGGCATAGAATATACAGAAATAAAACCAAAAGTTAAGCAACGAAATGTTAATATTGATAATGACTTAAAGCAAGTTTGTATTGGAGTATTTGGAACTGCTCAATCTAAATTTTGGAATAATCCTACTGGTTGGCAAGATGTAGTTGATTGGTTAAATAATAGAGGATATACCGTAAAATTGTTATCAAAAGAAAATGATGATTATATGGGTAATCGATATCCAAACGGAATAGTTAAACATCCAAATGGACCAATTGAATTGGTTATGGATGAAATGAAAAAATCAAAAGCATTTATTGGTATTGGAAGTGGGTTAAGTTGGTTAAGTTGGGCATTGGATGTCCCCACAGTATTGATTAGTGGATTTTCATATGATTGGGCTGAAATGCAAGAATGTTATAGAGTAACATCACCCAAAGGAAAATGTGAAGGGTGCTTTAATAGATTAAGATTAAATGCAGGTGATTGGAATTGGTGTCCTGACCATAAAGGTACTGAAAGACAATTTGAGTGTACTAAAAGTATTACATCCGAAATGGTAATCAACGAATTGGAAAAGTTTTTATAATGAAAAAGGTTTGGATTAATGGCTGCTTTGATGTTTTACATTATGGCCATTTTAAGTTGATAGATTACGCAAAATCTTTTGGAGATTTAGTAATAGGTATTGATTCGGATGAACGAATTAAAGAGATGAAAGGTGATGGTAGACCTTTTCATACCGAAGGACAGAGAGTATTTAATTTAATGCAAATACGGGATGTTGATAAAATTGTAGTGTTTGATAGTGATGATTCATTGAGAAATCATTTGAAAACATACCAACCAGATATATTTGTAATTGGAGATGAGTATATGTACAAACCGATAATTGGTGGGGAATCTGCAAAGGAAATAAAATTCTTTGGTAAATTGGATGGATTTAGCACCACAAAACTTTTAGATGATGAGTAAAGTATTAGTTATAGGAGAAAGTTGTACTGATATTTTTGTGTATGGTACATCAAAACGCAAATCACCAGAAGGTAATGGACCTGTTTTTGTTCCAATTAGTGAAACCTATGGGTTGGGTATGGCCGGAAATACTGCTAATAATTTAATGGCTATGGGTTTAGATGTTGATACATATTTTGATGATGGTATGATTACCAAAACAAGGTATGTGAATCAAAACACAAACGAATTGTATTTGAGAGTAGATGAAAATGATACAACTAATAAAATAGATGTATCTGATTTACCTGATTTAGTAAAATACGATGCGGTGGTTATATCGGATTATTGCAAAGGATTTCTAACAGAAGAAGATATTAGTACAATAGCATCTATGGCTAAGTTTACAATATTAGATACTAAAAAAAGATTGGGTGATTGGTGTATGGATATTAATTTTATAAAATTAAATAGACAGGAATTTCAAAATAACTTTGGAGTTGTAAAAGAAAATGATTGGTTATTTGATAAAATTATATGTACATTAGATAGAGGTGGGGCTATGTATAAAACTAAAACATTCAAAGTTGAATCGGTAGATTCTGCGGATGTTAGTGGAGCTGGTGATACCTTTACAGCTGGGTTTACCAAAAAGTATTTAGAAACCAATAGTATCGAACAATCAATAGAGTATGGAAATTATTGCGCTGGAGTGGTTGTAAAAGAAAAAGGGGTTTCTGTGTTCAAAAATTAAAAAACAATATAGTTATATATATAAACAATAAAAACAAAAATTTATGGCAGAGTTAGATAAAATTCCACAAAAACAATCAATTGAAATTGAAATCGCTAAAGTGGATGAAACAATTTATGAAAGATTAAAAGAACTTAATCAAAAATCAAATCTTTTAATAGGGGATTTTGGTAATATACACATCAGAAAGAAAGAATTAGCTGATGAGCTTGTAAGATTGGATGAAATTTTAGAAAAAGCAGAAGCTGAATTCAAAGTGACCAATTCTGAAATTAATGAAACTCTTGATAAATTGGATGAACAATATCCTCAAGGTAGAATTAATATGCAAGATGGTACTATTCAATACCAACCAGGTGCACCTACTAGAAAACAATTAGCTGAACAACAAAAGCAACAAGCTTTAGAAGCTAATAAGAGTAAATAATTTACTAAAAGATTAATCGCCAATATTTATATGATATGAAGGGATTGGCAAAATTTTTAGTGGAATCAATATTGGAAGAAGCGGCAGGGATAGACAAAGTAGTTGTTGTCTATTCAGGCCGCTTTCAACCATTTCATAAGGGCCACTACGCAACTTATGAAAATTTAGTACGAAAATTCGGTAAGGATAACGTATATATCGGAACTTCTAATGTTACCGATTCAAAGAAATCTCCATTTAATTTTAAGGAAAAAAAAGCAATAATGATGCAGATGTTTGGGATACCATCATCTAAAATTGTTAATGTCAAAAATCCATATGCACCTGAAGAAATATTAAAGAAATATGATTCAGATACAACTGGTGTAATTGTTGTAGTGGGTGAAAAAGACCAAAATCGTTTAGGTGGTAAATATTTTACACCGTATAAAGGTAAAGTTGATAAAGGGTATTTAGATAAAGGATATGTTTATGCCTCCCCATCACAATCAAATCCTATAAGTGGAACGGATGTTCGTTATTGGTTAAGCGCTGGTAGTGAATCTGAAAGGAAAAATAATTTTACAAAAGCCTATCCAAAGTTTGACAATCAGATTTTCAAATTAATTACTCTTAAGTTAAAAAGCTTAAAAGAATGTATTAATGAGGAAATCAAATTAAACGTAAAAGTTGGTGATACTCTATTGATGGGTAAATTCAAAAACAAAAAAGTAGTTGTTAAATCAATAGGTGAAGATGAGTGGGGAATGCCAACAATCAATGGTAAGAAAGCAGTAACATTCAGAATTCCTAAAAAAGAAAATTTGAAAGAAGTTAATCTTGGTGGATATGGTGCTGATCCTGGTGAACCTGATACTGGATATGTTCCTGATGGTAAAGCTAGAGTATTAAATACTACAAAACCAGAACCTTGGTTTAATCAAGGAGGATATACTCAAATGGATACTCCAAAAGCAGACGCTATGAGAGGTAGAGGTAAATCAAAAGATACTGAAACTCAATTTAGAAAAGCATATTATAAGGTTAAAAACGTAAATCAAAGTACATTAAATCCGGCAGATGACCCACATAAGGTTGAAGATTGGGAAGAAACTAATAGAGATACTCCATTAGAAAAACCTAAAAGATTTTGGGAATTGCCTGATAATCAAAAAGATACAATAATTTCAAAAGAAGATATTAAAGAAATAGTTGAAGATTTTGATTCTATGTTGGATGAGATGGGACTTGGTGGTGGAGCTGGTGTAGGTTTGAGTTTATCTGGCGGATATATCAATGGTGCACCCGATAGTGATGATGTTAAGAGGGTTAGTAAAAAACTTAACAACAAAGGTATGAGTGGATATGAGGAAATTGATGAAGATGTTAATTCTGATACAATAGAATGTTCAAAATGTGGTTGGGAATGGAAAAAATCCGAAGGTGGTGAACATCCATATACCTGCCACAAATGCGGCAATGATAATGAACCAAAAATAACGGAAGGATTAAAAGAGTTAGAGAATCAATTAGTATCATTATATAATAAGGCTTTTAAGATGATGCCAATGTCTCCTGCACAAATGAAAGTTAGAGCTGAGATAGACAAACTTAAAAAACAAATAGATTCATTAAAGAAAGAATCAGTAAACGAAGCAACTGCATCGGAAATCGTAAAAGATTTGGATAAGGTAAGACATGATTTGATTAAAAAAGTAGATGTTCTAATAGCTAAAAAGAAAAAACTTTATTCTAATGTTGATATCGAATCTCCAATGAGCGCAGATGAAAAGCAGTTGGATAAAGATATACAATCTATATTTTCGAAAATTCAACAAATAATCCAGCAAAAAAGAAAAATAAAAGAATCAATAAACGAATCTTTATTATTGGAAGGTGGGGCTTATGGACATATGGCACATCCATTTGATATTGAGATGAACCTTACATTTGGTGACCTTAAAACAATTGTAACCAAAGCACTAAATGGTGATTTGGAATTAGCAAGAGAAAAGACTGATGGACAGGCATTGGCAGTTAGTTGGGTAAATGGTAGATTAGTTGCAGCTCGTAACAAATCACACCTAAAGAACAAAGGAGCTGGTGCTATGACAATAGGACAGGTAGCAGATAAGTTTGCTGGTAGAGGTGGATTAACCGATGCTTACAATTTCGCTATGCAGGATTTATCTAAAGCAATTGCAGCTCTATCTGAACCTCAACGTAAGAAGATATTTAAGGATGGTAGTTCGTTTATGAACTTGGAAGTAATATACCCAACCTCTGTAAACGTAATCCCTTACAATCAACCCCTATTGGTATTTCATGGTACATTTGATTATGATATCGATGGTACTATTGTAGGTGAGAACCAACAAGCGGCATCTATATTGGGTGGAATGATTAAGCAGGTAAATGCACATGTTCAATCGAAGTACACAATACAAGGACCACCAATGAATAAGTTACCTAAATCAGAAGACCTTTCTAAATTAAAAGGAAAGTATATTTCAATGATTGGAAAACTTCAATCTGAATTTGGACTATCTGATAATGATGGTGTGGCTGATTATCATCAAGCATGGTGGACTAAATTTGTAGAAAAGGGTGGAAAGAAGTTAGATGCTCAAGAAAAAATAGGATTGGTTAAGAGATGGGCTTTTAACGATAAAGCATTCCGTATTAATACAATACAAGACCCAAAACTAAAAGCATGGGCTGAGCAAATAGATAAACAAGACCAACAAAAGATATCAAAACAAAATCTAATGAGATTTGAGGAGATATTCTTAGGAGTTGGTGCGGATGTACTATCCTTTATGAGTTCGGTACTTACAGCAAACCCTGATAGTGCCAAAAGACAAATGGTAGCCCGTTTGGAATCTACTATCCAACAAGTAAAAGCAAGTGGTGACCCTAAGAAGATTGCAAAATTGAAATTAGAGTTAGAACGATTAAACGCTTTAGGTGGATTTGATAAAATTGTACCAAACGAAGGTATTGTATTTGTGTATAACGGCAACACATATAAACTAACAGGAGCATTCGCTCCGCTAAATCAAATTTTAGGTATTTTCTTCGATAGTTAATCGTTTTCTGAATTTTGATATACTTATATATACAAATATATCGTAAGTAATATGGCAAAGGAATTTAATAAAAAGTTTATGCATCCAACGCGTAGAAAGTTGGTGGATATGGTATTGACCGGTGGTGATTATCAAAAAGAAGCATTTGTATCATTTGCTGGAGCTGATAAAGAGATAATAAAACGTAAGGTTGGTGAAAAATGGACAGATGAAAATGGTAGGTCTTGGGAACAAACCGAAGGTGGTAGAATAGAATTTTCGGAATTGGGTGATATAATGGCCGAAACAAGAGCTTATTTAGATAAGTTGAATCGATGCAAATCGGATAATTGCAAAACAATCAAAATAGGTAGAGTTGATAAAAAATTAATATCTAAAACTGGATATTGTTTACATTGTCTTACATTAAGAGAAGCTCAAATTAAAGTAGATGGGTTATGGGAATCGTATGAAGATTATAAAATATATTCTAATATGATTGCTCATGGTAATGATATAGTAGCTCAGTTCAAACAAGCATACAACGATGCTAAACAAACATACGAAGTAATTCAAGAAGATGGTAAGATTGAAACTTGGAGTATGGAGAGAGATGTAGAAGAACTTAAAGCAGAAATCCTTTTGGAGATTGTTAAGTTTGAAGGTGAGATTGAACAAGCTACTAAATTAAGAAATGAGGCTTACGATAAATTAAAAGATAAAAATTACGATTTAGTAAGACCCCTTAACGATTAATATGAGTACTGGTATAACACAAAAGAAATCCCTAAAGGATATTATTGCAGAAGAATACAAAAAGTGTGCGGTAGACCCGATTCACTTTATGAAAAAGTATTGTATGATTCAGCATCCGGTTAGAGGTAAAATACCTTTCCACCTATTCCCATTTCAGGAAAAGACCCTAACACAATTCGCAGGTAATAGATTTAATATAGTATTAAAATCACGTCAAACTGGTATCTCAACCTTATCGGCTGGATATGCACTTTGGAAAATGATATTCAATTCGGATTTTAACGTATTGGTTATTGCAACAAAGCAAGATGTTGCAAAGAACTTAGTAACAAAGGTAAGAGTGATGCATGAATTGCTTCCTAGCTGGCTTAAGAACGGGTCTATGGAAGATAACAAACTTTCCCTTCGTTTAACAAATGGTTCTCAAATTAAGGCTATTGCTTCCTCTCCTGATGCAGGACGTTCTGAAGCCCTATCACTTCTAATATTTGATGAGGCCGCTTTCATTGATGATATCGATGATATATGGGTAGCTGCACAATCAACACTATCTACGGGTGGTAGTTGTATTGCATTATCTACTCCAAATGGTGTGGGTAATTGGTTTCATCAAACTTGGTTAGGAGCTGAGGAAAGTAGAAACCCATTCAACACAATCAGATTACATTGGACAGTTCATCCTGAAAGAGACCAAACATGGAGAGACCAGCAACAAGAATTGTTGGGTGCAAAAAAAGCAGCTCAAGAATGTGATTGTGATTTTGTATCTTCAGGTGAAACGGTTGTTGATCCTGAACTTCTTATGTTTTATAAAGAAACATATTGCCAAGAACCATTAGAAAAGACTGGATTCGATGGTAACCTTTGGAGATGGGAATATCCTAATGCAAATAGTTCATATATGGTTGTGGCGGACGTTGCTAGAGGTGATGGTGCCGATTACTCAACGGCTCAAATAATAGATATACAAACAGCTACACAAGTTGCAGAATATAAAGGAAAAATTGATACTAAAGATTTTGGTAATTTTTTAGTAAATCTATCAACTGAATATAATGAAGCATTACTTGTTATTGAAAACGCAAATATTGGCTGGGCTGCAATTCAACAATGTATAGATAGACAATATAAAAATCTATTTTATATGAGTAAAGATTTGAAATATGTAGATGTTGAACAGCAATTACGAAATAAATACAGAGCTGAAGAAAGGGGTATGGTAGCTGGATTCTCAACTACATCAAAGACTAGACCACTAATTATATCTAAATTAGATGAATATTTTAGAGAAAAAGCAATTATAATTCGTTCTAATCGTTTGATAGATGAACTATTTACATTTATTTATATGAATGGTAGAGCCGAAGCTATGAAGGGTTATAATGATGACTTGGTTATGTCGTTATCAATAGCTTTATGGGTTAGAGACACGGCACTTCGTTTAAGACAAGAGGGTATTGATTTAACAAAACGAACTTTGGGAGGTATATCATCTAATATGCAACATGTTGGTATATATGGTGGAAGTAATTCAGAGGACAACCCTTGGAAGATGAGAGTAGGTGATGGATTTGAAGATTTATCTCAATGGTTATAGTGTTTTGATATTTTACCATATTTATGTTATATAATGTCAAAATAGAAATTCTATGATTAAACTTAAATCAATCCTTAATGAAGATGAATATGTAGATAATGCATACTCTAAAGGTGATACCCCAACTGATAATCCAATTGATGATTATGATGAATTGGATGTGGAGCAAGAAGATATGGATGATTTCATAAACTTCTTAAAAGGATATTCGACTCAATTAGAAGAAGCAAACTGTAATTGTGTTTATGAAGCAGAATATCAGGGTAGAGAAGTGAAGTTGGGTAAACCAATGCAAGGTGATGTTAAGAAGTTTAAGGTATATGTAAAGAATCCTAAGACTGGTAAAATCATTAAAGTAAACTTCGGACAGAAAGGAATGAAAATCAGAAAATCAAATCCTGCAGCTAGAAAATCATTTAGAGCAAGAATGAATTGTGATAATCCTGGTCCAAGAACAAAGGCAAACTATTGGAGTTGCCGCAAATGGTAAAATAAATTATGGCAGAAGAACAAAAATTAGATGACAGAAATTTCTTTGGTAGACTTAAAAAGCTATTCTCAACCAATGCAATTGTAACGGTTGATAAAGATGGTAAGAGAAAAGTTGTAGATACTGAAGACAGACAATATAGTACTAATTTTGTAAATCTTAGAGATAGATATTCTAAATTACAAAGGTCTTATTATGAGAACCAACAAGGAGCTCAATCAATGGCATATCATCAAGTTCGTAGAGAACTTTTTAGAGATTACGATGCTATGGACCAAGACCCTATTATCGCATCGGCATTAGATATATACGCTGATGAAAGTACAACTAAAAATGAATATGGTGATGTACTTCAAATTAAATCTACAAACGAAAATGTAAGAGAACTACTTCATAATCTTTTTTATGATGTAATGAATGTTGAGTTTAATTTATGGCCTTGGGTTAGAAACTTAGTAAAATACGGAGATGCGTTTTTAGCATTAGAAATAGCAGAAGGAAAGGGTGTTATAAATATAATGCCACATTCTGTTTATAATACTGAAAGACTTGAAGGTACTGACCCTAATAATTTCAACTATGTAAAATATAAAGTTGAAATGGATAGATTGGGTAAAAAAGAATATGAAGCATATGAAATGGCTCACTTCCGTTTACTTTCAGATACAAATTTTCTTCCGTATGGTAAGGCAATGATTGAAAATGCTAGGAGAATATGGAAACAATTAACTCTTATGGAAGATGCGATGTTAATTCATCGTATTATGAGAGCTCCTGAAAAAAGAATATTCAAAATTGATATTGGTAATATACCACCTCAAGAAGTAGATAATTACATGCAAAAGATTATTAACAAAATGAAGAAAACTCCATTTGTTAATAAAGAAACTGGTGATTATAACTTAAAATACAACATACAAAACCTTACTGAAGATTTCTTCTTACCTGTACGTGGTAGTGATAGTGGTACTAACATAGAGAACCTACAAGGTTTAGAATATGCAGCAATTGAAGATATCGATTACTTAAAAAATAAATTATTTGCAGCACTTAGAGTTCCAAAGGCTTACTTATCATACGATGAGAACGTTAATGGTAAAGCTACTCTAGCCGCCGAAGATGTTCGTTTTGCAAGAACTATCGAAAGAATTCAAAGAACTGTTGTTAGTGAATTAACTAAAATAGCGATTGTACACTTAGCAGCTCAGGGTATAAATGATTCGGAATTAACGAATTTTGAATTAACTCTTACAAACGCATCTACAATCTATGAGCAAGAAAAGGTAAACCTATGGAGTGAGAAGGTAAGATTAGCATCTGACCTTAAGGCACTTAATATGTTATCTACTGATTGGGCGTATCATAATGTATTCGGAATGTCACAAGATGAAGTGGATATCGAAAGAGCTAAATTAATATTAGATATTAAAGACCGTTTCCGCTACAACTCAATAGAGCAGCAAGGAGAAGACCCAGCAAATCCACCCCAACAACAAAATGTTGAGGAGGAAATAGATAAAATGAAGCAAGAGATAGTTGATGGTAAAGTTGGTAGGCCTAGAGAGGGTAATACTTATGGAAAAGATAAACATCCATATGGTAGAGACCCATTAGGAAACAAAGAAAATGAATCGGAGAGAAAGAGAGATAATAGGATTGGGACTAGTAGTCATAAAAAATTAGCAAGAGAATATATAAACGGAATATCGGCAAAAAAGAAAATTCTAAGTGAAAAAACACAGAAAATGGACCTTTTGGATGAAAATAATCTATTAGATGACATTAAAATTTAATAAAGATTAAAATGTTTATATTTATATGTGTTAGTTTATAGGGTAATTAAATATAGGGTAATTAAATGAAAAAAATTAAACATTCCAAGTTTAAGAACACTGGAGTGTTATTTGAGCTTTTAGTAAGACAAATAACGTTGGAAGTTCTTAATGGCGATAAAAAAGAAACCGCTAAAAACATTGTAAAAGAGTTCTTTGCTCCTAATACAGAGTTAAATAAAGAGTTACGTCTTTATGATATATTATTAAAGGAGAAGTATAGTTCCGAAACAAAAGCGGATAGATTGGTAGAAACAGTGTGTGATGCACATACTAAATTAAACCAATCAGTATTATCAAAGGAGAAATTTAACCTTATAAAAGAGGTTTCTGCTAAG